TGACTCGTCGATCTCCTTAATAAAAACGCCTGGGGATACGAACTTAAAGTTTTTAATTGACATTTAGCAAATTCCTCTCTTGTGTTATAATCGCTTGAATTATAAGCTAATCATCAGTAAATAGTTGACCCATTTTCAAAAGTCTCGCGAGAATACAATAAAATCGGAGGTTTCAGGAACTATTCTATAAAAAAGCCAGATTCTCCAGGAAGTGGTACACTTTCCCTTGGAAATGTTAGCTCAACTACATTTTCATCTATTCTTACTATTTTGCGATCGTCGTTCTCGCCCTCGCCTATTAAGTAACCTAATACTTTTATATTGATGTCTGTGTTAAACATACGGATGTCTTCATTTAGCGTAGCCACGTTGTCACTGGCAGCAAAGTTTTGATCAATGAAAGCCTCGTAGAGATGTCCATTGCGTCTCATAACGAAAGAGTTGATTTGCCCAGTCCTCGTGATGAAAGGAGCTAGAAGTTCATTCATCTGTTGTTGGTATTCGGTCTTGATTGAAATTTTGTAATCGACATTGACATAAACAGGAATTGGTATGGACAATGTTTGGATTACTATTTTTTTATTGATTCTCGGAAAATGCTTCTGTAAAGCTGCACCAGTGTTCGTTCTAGTTCCTGAAGCAACGGCGAAGTTTCTTGTCTTATCTTTAACAATCCTTCTGGCTAGTGTCATACGGCCGGCTCTTCCGTTGCGCTTGTCTGAATATATGTGGGCCTGATAGGCGCCCTTTCTTTCAGGGTCTTTAGTGATCCCGGTACGCTGAATACTTATCAACGGAAGCTTTAAGGCTCCGGAATCGTCTCTCAGGTTTTTATCATTCTTAACCTGGAAGGCTCTCTCTGGAGTTTGCCATAATATATCGACTTTTTTGCGGCCTTCGTTTGTCGTAGCAAAAAGATCTAAATCAGTCTTAAGCCATGACGTCATAGAGTAATCAATATTCTCTATATCAGACTCTAACAAACCGATCTCTCTCAGTCCGACAGAACCGCTGTTTGGTAAATCTGGTAATTGTGCGAAATCAAAGTTATCAGGTAGCATCAAAAAGACCCTTTCTGGCTTTCTTCGCCGTTGCAAGTACTTCAAAGGTCTGATCAACCTGTCCGAATAACTTTCTAGGGCGAGAAAGCTTGGTAAGCTCATAATAATTATCGCCGTATAAAATAAAATCACCCTCTCTAACGAACAGGTTCTGGTCTTCGTTCAGTCTGCGCTTATGAAACTTCACGGTGATGATTGAATCAGCATCAACACCCATACCTTCCATATATTTGGTAGATTCTTCACTAAACTCGACCAAAGCGTAGACTCTGACTGGTGACAGGAAGGTTTTCTCTATTGCCTCACCATATAAGTCGTGAAAGTTAGTTCTTTCGAGGTCAATAGAATAATACAGAATCGTCTGTCCAATGACATTCTCGATTAGCTCGTCATTTACCTGTTTTACAAGGTCTCGCTCTTTCTTACCTAAGAAGAGCGGCGGAGGGGGCTGATCTGGTCTTTTCCATTCTTCTGACATCTAGAATTATCCTACAAAAATTGGTAATGGGGAGAGTGCGAAGGTTTTTGCTGTCGCGTCGGCCTTTTCAACGTCTTGCTTAACAAGTTCTTTGTATTCAGTTGACGCCAACATCTCCGTAAGACCACTTTTCAATTGATCCTGTTCAGCTTTTGCTTGTGACAACAGTTCTGAGTGGTTTAGGGTCACAGATTCACCTGGAATTGGAATCGTTGTGAACTTGCCGCGGATTTGACCCAGCATTTCTTTGCAAAGCGCAAGACAATACTTCCTAATCCACTGCTTACCCATTGAGTTGATGTTCCTATAAGGCAAGTTCTCGTACGGAAGCGTATTCATGTTGTTGACACCCAAGGTACCATCGTCATAGCCGGCAATATCGGCAGTTGAGTCTTCTTTGATATAGAAGTTAAACCACAATTTGTCAAGACCACCACCAAACGACTGTGGAGTTGGGAACAGTCTCAGCTTGTTATTTTTGATCTCGTAGGAAAAATGAGATGTGCGAGTAAAAATTGAATCTTCATACATGATCGCTTGCATTTTGTTCTGCCACGTCGGTATTAGTTCGAAAGTCGAATCATCGGAGAACTGACCATACGTACTCATATTGCCCACTACGTTGATACCACCATAATATCCATAAAAACGCCACATTGCTCTTGGCGTCTTGTAATATACCTTGGTGACAAAAATTCTTTTACTATCCACAGAGCCGCTGAACGGCATACTACCTGACGTGCTTGCATCATTGATAATGTATTGCAAGTCATAGTCTTGTTGCCCTACATTCGGCGCAAATGAGCCGGAATAGATAGCCTGGGTGCCGCCATAGCCAGTTTGTGAAATGAGGCCATCCCCGACCCTCTGAGCATAACTGGCTTGAAATCTTGGGACTCTAAGGTTCGAACCTGTTGGTCTTACGGAGCCAATCATCTCACCTTTATGGTTAAACGTTCCGGTGACATCCCCGATTGAGTCACCCAACGCATTCTTACCTTGATGTAAGTTTACAATGTATGAATATTCTAATACTGCTTCTTCATACGCAGCATAGACATTTGCTGGTGTTAACTCGATGTCAACAACATCACCGCCCAGCTTTTTATAAACATAAGCAACTTGTGATGCGGCGCCTGATATAAATCCAACTGAGCCGGTATACATACCGAATGGAACGGCGGTTGCAACGTTATCTGTTGAACCGGTTGAAGTTAAAATAATTGCGCTTGTTGTAGACTTAGGTTTAAGGTTTGTTGGCATTAATAGTCCCTCTATAAACTAAGTAGTAGATCCCTAAGCAAAACCCCCTGTCAAAACAGGGGGCTTTTTTAGTTAGGAGTTAAATTTAATCTTTAGCGGTTGTTTTCTTAACAGCGCGCTTATGGCTAACAGTTTTAACTGCTTTTGCTTTTGGCTTTGCCTTGGCTGCAGCTTTAACTGCTTTGGCAGGTTTAGGAGCAGGGGCAGCTTTTACTTCCTCTGCTTCTGGTTCTGCCGGGGTTTCTTCGACAACAGGGGCTTCTTCTGCTACGGGAGCAGCTTCGACCACTGGTGCTGGCTCAGGTGCGACCTCTGGTGATCCCAGAAGCCGTGCCCTTCGTGCGTGTACTCTAGCTCTTTTTGCTTTACGACCCATTAGTTACCTCTTATGAGAATGCGACAGTGCCAACAGCGGCAGCAATCTGGATTCCTGACCAATACCACGTAGAACCATCGCAGACACATTCAATATAAGATCCAATTGATGTATCGGACGAGCTTCCAATGCGTAGAGTCTTGGCTGTACCGCTGGCAGTTTCAGTAGCTGTTGCTCCATCTGTTCCATTCGTAACTTGTTCTATAATAGTACCAGCAAAATCGCCATTTACTCCCTCAGAGCTTGTGATCACAACATCAGCGTCGTTATCGGCCGCTGCAGTTTTCCAAAGAAACTTAAAGTAAGCACCTTCCTGCATAGGTGGTAACGTGATGCTTAGATCACTAGCGTGATTGTGGTCAATCAAATAAAGCTCACCAGCTTCGGCAGATGCGATGACCTTCGCGGTCGCTGTACTTGTTCCATTGCCCAGAGTCTCTACTCTTTGGCGACTAGCGACTCTTGCCGCTCTTCCTACTTTAGCCATATTATTTATCTCCTTAAAATATGATTATTAAATTCGATGTATACCATCGTTAATTCAATAGTAAATAGTCTCATCTTCCAGTAAAGTCATCTTACAATACAAAAAACCAAAATCTCAAAAAATTACCGACGAAAAAATTCGACAGATCAACATTTTTGGCGCCTTAAGATCAAAAAGAAAACCCCCAACCGCAAGGGAAGGGGGCTTCTTTTCAATGACCGTTTAGGTTAATCAGGAACCTGACTCACCCAAAAGACCGCGGCAGATAACTAATCCGTACATATCTGGACGAACCATCTTCTTCGCGTAACGGGTCATGACACCCTTACGTGGCACGAAGTCTTCTGGTCCGAAGATCGTAGGAGTAGTTTGCAGTGGGACGTATGGAGCGTACACGTATCCGCTTTCAAGGAAAGAAGATCCGCGACGGCCAACAAGGACCACGTTGCGGAGGAAGTAAGGATCAACGATAACGTCGAACTTCTTGCTCAGCGAACCAACCTGCACAGCACCGATGGAACCGCTCTCGTCGTCATGGGTGACGGAAGCGCGGAAACCAGCAGTGAACTCAAGGATGTTGGCAACTTCAGGTCCTACGACTACGAAGTTAGCACCACCACGAAGAGTCTTGCGGTGAATGTTAGCAGAAACATCGTTGATGGTTTCAACAAGAGTTTCGTACCACTCGCTCACAGTACCGGTGAAGTCAGGGGCAGCCGAAGTTGCACCAAGCTCAGCACCAGTCTCGCGGTTCACGAAGAGACCGGGAGAACGCGACCAGTAGTAGGTAGCTGCAGTAGCACCATTTACAAGGTCAGCAAGGATCTCGCGATCGATTTCGAGAGCAACTTGCTCCGAAAGAATGCTGGTAAGCTCAACCTCTGCATCAAGGTTGTGGTAAGCGTTAAGGTCTTGACCTAACTCTGGGGACCACTTAGCCTTAAGCTTCTTAGTTTGAGCGGTAACAGCAATCGAATCAACTTTGATATCGATCTCTGGGATAGCTTCGAGACCTTCCAGTGCGAACAAGTTAGTTGCTCCACCGACAGCACCAACCGTCGAAGACGCGACAATCGAGTCAGCGACCGGAAAGGTCATCTGAGCAGCAGTGAGGGGCGCATCTAAAGCAGCGGCAGCCTGGTCGGTAGCCGATGCATTGGCAATCGTAAATACCATTCTGACAGAATGGTCGGTGGCTGCGGCTGGCGTGTTATCAGCATTTGCTGGTGCTACGCGAGTAGACAGACGACGAATCAGAGCACCGGAGTTGGCGGTAACGTTGGTAACAGCTGTGTTAAGACCCGTACCAGTAATTACAAAAGCAGAGAGGTTGTTGAAATCTGCTAAGCCGGACGTCGAAACGATATTTGCCGGATCGATATCCAAAACAACAACTTTGAGGCTACTATCAGTGCTCGCCAGAAGATCTGGATCGTACTGAATTCTTTTCGCATTTGCTTCGGAAACACTACCATCAAGTGTGAAGATCAAACAGGTGTTCTCGGCATCAGCCGACAAGTTTGCGCTCAAGCTACCACTTGGAGACGAGTAAGCATAA